GATTGTTTTGGTAGGGTTTAAATTCGCTTCCAGCTTTTCTGGCAAGAATTGATTGATTTGCGCCAAAGCTTGATTTAGCCACTGTGGCGATTGATTTAGAATGACAAAATCATCCACATATCTGATGTAATGTTTGGCGCCGATACGATGCTTAATAAACTGGTCTAGCTCGTTGAGGTAGATGTTTGCAAAGAATTGGCTGCTCAAATTGCCAATAGGCAGCCCATGCATAGCGTCATGCGAATTTAACCGCTTATGGTCTGGCACTAGGCTGATACGATCTGCATCACCGCGTAGCTCGTAATTTTGGCGCGGATCATGAAACAGTATTGTTTCAGCTAGTGACAGCCACCACGGCTCATGTATGCGCTTTACAAGTTGTGAATGCAGTATGTTTTTATTGATAGCCACAAAGAAGTTGGCAAGGTCGCATTTAAGGTAATGGCAAGGCTTCGACCAGTTTTCTGTGGTGCTACTGATTTTTGACTCTAGCCGCTTAGCGGCATAGAGCGTGCCGCGACCAGGTATGCATGCGCAACTGTCGGCAATAAATGTGGCATAAAACCGTGGTGAAATATGGTTGTAAAACAAGTGGTGCACAATCCGATCACGAAAATCAGCTGCCCATACTTCACGTGGCTTTGGCCTGGTGATGACAAAGCAGATGCTTCTGCCTGGTGAGTATTCGCCAGATTTCAATTCTGCATATAGATCTAATAGATTGCGCTCTAGATTTCCCTCAAAAGCCAGAGCGCTATCAGTATTGCGTTTGTTTTTTCTGCAATCAAGGTACGCTTGTACCAGCTGCTCAAACGTAAAGCTGTTGTAATGATCTGCGGACAGCGCGGGCGCGGCAATTGTTGTTGCTCTTGTGATTGTTGTTCTGGTTGCCATTGTTGAAGTTCTGGTACCAAGCCCACTCTGAATCGTTTTACTATCTACGTCGCTATGCCGAAGGCTATTGCCGATCAGCAAAGAAACTGCGCCAGACCTTGCCTGATTGCTATCAGCGGTATCTGTGATGCGCATGGCGGTGGCCTTTTGAGCCAGCGGTAAAACCAGATTATTTAATCGTGCAGTCATAGGGCCGTGACCTTTATGAAACGGACGATGCGGATTTGCGCCAGCCAGTAGCCTGTTTCCCGATGCTATCTGTTAGCTGAATGGCTTTGGCGTATTGCCCGGTTGAGATCAGGCGCATATCGCGCGCCAATCTCAATAGCAACTCACACACCTGCAGGCGTTCAATCAGGTTAGCCAGATGCCTGGCTTTATCTGATGACACATTTGCCCTGAAAATAAGCGTGACGATTTCAACGCATTCATCGCGCAGCTTGCCGCCTATGCTTTGCTTAAACTCTCGCGGGATGTTCTTGCTGATCTCAACGATAGCCTTGAGCAAGTCATAAGCGACTTTGTAAATGGGCAGGGTGGTGTGATTTGCCATGATAAATAACTAAATGATTAAATTTCTAATCTGCGGACAGCGCGGGCGCGGCAACAGTCGTCGCTCTTGTGATAGCTGCTCTGGTAGCCACTGTCGAAGGTCTGGCACCAAGCCCACTCTGACTCTTTGTGGTGGGTTGTATTGCTCCAATAAACATCCTCTTGAAACTCGCCCTTATGGTTGGCAAATAACATTGCCTGCTCGATGCGGTTGGGCAGATCGCCGCCTTTTTCTTTAGCCCAGTCCATCGCAGATTGCCAATTTCCGTCATCCTTATCGCCTGGCAATAAAATGGCGTGATGGCCGGTGCCATCTGCATTTATTACCGTGCCAATGTAGATTTCACCGGCTTTCAGTTCTGGTTTGTTAATGGTGCGCGGAAAGGCTGAGTTAAAAGCCTTGAGGCTGGCGATCAGGCGATTAATTTCGTCCTGTTTTTGTTCAATGATTTCAATAGTGGTCATGATTTAAGCCTTTAAATGACTAAATAATTAAATGACTGAGATTCTGCGGACAGCGCGGGCGCGGCAATAGCCGCGGCTCTTGCGACTGGTGAGCTGGTAGCCATCGTTGAAGTACTGGTACCAAGCCCACTCTGAATTTTCGGCATGGGTTTCACCGCTCCAATACCAGTCACGTTTAAACTCTGGCTTGGTGTTAGCAAACAGCAATGATTGCTCGTTGCGTGTCGGCAGTTCACCGCCTTGCTCTTTCGCCCAGTCGGTGGCGTCTTGCCAGTTGCCATCTTCTTTGTCGCCCGGCAATAAAATCACCCAATGAGTTGGTTTTCCATCAAGACCCATCATCAAGCCAGCGTTGATTTCACCTTCATTAAGTTCCGGCAATAGAATTTGCATGGTTCTTTCCTTCATTAAGCCGCTTGCGCTGGCTGAGTAGTTAAAAGTTGAGGATATGCCTCAAGAAAAATAATTGTCATGCCCAGAGCCTGCGCCACGTCATATTCAAGGCGGGCGCCTTTGCTTAGCTCCCAGCCTGGCAGCAGGGCAAGGCTGTTGCAGTCGGCCAGTGCTTGCAGATCGCGCCGCATGCACTGATCCCATGTTTTGCTGGTATCTGGGTTGAGCTCGGCAGGGTTGACTACCTGATAGCCCTGCGCGCGTAGTTTTGCGGCTGCGGCATGAAAGGCAGGGTGATTAAACTCAGCAATGCCAGACATGGGCCCAGCCAGGTAAAGCAAGCGCTCTGGCTTTTCTAGTCTGTCGGCTTCTGTCTTGATGATGCGTTTCATGTCATCTACGTTTGGTGACACAAACATGCCGCCAAGCGGGGTGTATAGGGTGTAGTTGTTTTCTATCATTTGATCCAGCTTTCAATTAATGCTTTTGGTAATTCCATATTCATTACAAACCAATCGTTTTGAAGGGCTGAATATTCAACTTCAGCAAGTTGCTTGCAGTAGTCGTAGGTTTTGTTTTCATCCCACAAAACATGGTTTTCATCGACACGATCCAATTTCTCTATAAGTGTTGATAGCTCATGACATTTAGCAAACACTTCAAAAGGCATTTCTTTTCTGGGTGTTATCACTACCGTTTCAATTACACTCTCGCCAAAACTAAGCTGAAGCATTTGAATCACCTTTATTTAGCCAAATCCCTTTACGTGGATTTATAAAAATTCCAACCTTTACTGGCTTGGTCAGCACTATGGTGAATTGCCATTGCGGTTGGTTGTATAGCCAAACTCGTTTTAATGCTGGGTAATGGTTGCGCTCGCAACCGGCTACGCGATACATGCGGCGACCTGTGAGCGGGTTTAAACGATCACGGCGTATGCGAATCAGATAGTTGACCCCAGCAATCATGCAGCCTCAAGCTCTGCCAATGGCTTTAATGCAAACTTCTCTTTATAAAATGCATTCACCTCGGCGCCGCACTGGTTATAAAAGGTCGTTGTCTGACCTTTCCAATAGGCTTCATTAAGTGCCATCAGGATGGGGATTTGCTTACGCTCATCAGCATTGACGCCAAGGCGCCCCGTTTTGGTATAGCGCTGAAATACGCTTTGCAAGATGGCCTCAAGCTGTAGCTGGAAGTGAGTCGTGCTGCCTGACTTAACTTGGCCGGCCACTTTGGCAATGTTGTTTAACTCGACCAGCTTGTCGAAGTGCTGCTTTTGCATGACACCATATTTGATAGCCATGAGGGCGGCGGCTTCGCTCATCACCTCAACGCCCAGCATTTCACCTTCACGGTGCAAAATCATGGGCACGCTGCGGCTATGGTGTTTGATTTTTCGGCCCTGTTTACGCATGGTTAAGCCTCTACATAGATCAGCCAGATCAGGTCTTTTAATGACTTGATCGGCTTGCTGTTGTTTTTAGGGCCAGCATTGTGGCCACGTTTGCCAAAGTTGTTTTCCCATGCATACCACTCAAGCCATCCATACTCATCGCCCACTTTGGCGGCCACCATGGCGGTGTAGTTGGTATAAAGGCGCCAATATTCCTCATGGATGGCAGAATCTTGCGAGTTTGGGAAAACGGCACAAAGTGCCTCAAACATGGCTTTGGATTTTATGCCGTGCTCTTGCCAGACCTTTAGCAACTGCAATATCTCTTGATGTTTACCCATTTGGCAGACCTTCACTAAAGGCTTCACGCATCATCAGGTCGGCATGGTTCGTCCAGTCCATGGCTCTATGCATGTATTCGCTCATGGCGGCGTTGTCACCGATTGAGCGCATGAATGCTGCGGTTCCAGTAAGGGTTGCGGCTACCTGGTTGCACTGGTTGGCTATTTCTAGGCATTCGAGGTTCATGCATACACCCCGGCAAAATAAAACAGACCAAATGGGATGATGAAATAAACAAAAGTAGCCGCAGCCACTATGCTGAATGCTGGTTTATATTTCATTTGATGAATTGAATAGCCGATGATTAATGAGCTATAAGCCACTGCAAGAACAAAAAATAAATTCATGCAGCATGCTCCAAATATCCCACCAAGCCATACAGCGCCACCACAATGGCAAGGCCGATAACCGCTTTGGCGTTGTGTTTTCTGGTCTCCCAGCGCATCTGGTTAAATTCTTGTCTCATGGCGATCACCACTGGTATTCGATGTAAGCCAAGTCGGTGCGCAAGATTTGGCACTTTGTGATGTGCGTGTCTTGCCCGTGCTTGATGGCACATTTTGCTTGTGACGATGTAGTGACCTGCACCGGCTGCGGCTCTTTTGAGAGAACTAGCGCTGCGCCAATGCATGCGCCGATGATTAGGATTACGCATGACTTAGCGGCCTTTTTGAACATAGCTAACCCCCTGCATTGATGGGATTGCATTGCCGGTGGCGATCATGCTGCCGAGCAATACCAGACTAAAGATAAAGCCGACAATCAGGATGAATGCCGCTGTGTTGCCAAGCATGTTTTCGGTGCTGATGTTGTCGGCGCCTGATGCATCAAATGGCACGTAACTGTCGGCCAGATCAATATCATTCATGCTTGGCGTATAGATGCCGCCTGGCAGGGTAGATTGTTGCTGACGTGCCACCCTTTGTGGGTTGGTGATGATGATGGTGTCAATTCCGCTATCGCCGCACATAGTTACGCCCCTTTAAATAAATAAATGACTAAATTTCTAATCTGCGGACAGCGCGGGCGCGGCAACCGTCGTAGCTCTTGTGACCGTAGCTCTGGCTGCCAAGGTCGAAGCGCTGGCCCCAAGCCCACTCTGAATCTTTAGCGTGCGTGGTATTGCTCCAATACCAATCCTCTTTGAATTCATCTTTATGGTCAGCGAACAGCAAGGATTGCTCTACACGGTTAGGCAGGTCGCCGCCTTTTTCTTTGGCCCAATCCATTGCGGATTGCCAATTGCCGTCATCTTTGTCACCTGGCAACAGGATGATGTGGTGACCAGTGCCGTCCTTTTTGATAATGGCGCCAATATAGATTTCGCCTTCTTGCAGTTCTGGTACTTTCGTGGATATGCTCATTTAGTGCCCCTTAGTCGTTAATCGCGCCACGCATATGGCTCGGTTGTTTGATAGGTTTAGCCAGATTGCTGGCTACACGACGCAGGCAGAGGGCGAGGGCGGGGCTTTTTAAAGCGTCATCCAGTGAGTTGAAGTGTTTGCGTAACAAACAGCGATTGAATGCCATTTGTAGGTAACCTCGATCTGGTGAGTTTGTTGCCATGCATTCACACTCCGATTGCGTTGTGTGATGCAAATATAACTATTGGTTATCAATATGTCAATAACCGATAGTTATTATTTTGTAAATTTAATAACCGAGTGTTGTATTTTGTGAAAGAGACAGATAATAAAAAACCCGCCGTAGCGGGTTATTTAAAGAGTGCTTATCTAAAAATCAAGAACGATACCGTAACTTGTGGTATTACCACTTTTGGTATGTCCGCCGATTACAGATGCAAAGCAATTAGTAGGTTCTGTACTTGAAAGGCCTGCATTAAGCAACAAAGCTCTAAATTGTTGATTGCAATCGCGGCTCAAATATCCAACAGTGCGACCGTCAACATCAACTCTTACTGCATGTGGATCGTGTATATTGTTTTTTTCTGGGATCAATGTAGCTAAGATAGTATTTCTATATCTTATTTTTTCAATGTTGTTTTGATAGTAGGATTCGCCTACAACCTCAAATCCTGAATGGGTATATTTATTTTTTTCCCATAAAAATGGCTGTTTTGAAATGGTTTTTTGACTTGTATCGGCGGTAACAGCGTTCTTTTTCTTTGGTGCGAAGAAATTAAATATCTCTGAAAATCCAAGATAAATCACAAAAATGCAAAATAAAAATGCAATAAATTGAAGCATTAAACTGACCTATTAAAAATCTAAATTTTCTGTATTGAATTTAAAGCCGTTAGAGCCGTTTCTGTAAAACGTTGCTTCAATCGTCACTTTCTTTGATTTTTTCAGATTTTTAATAAAATTCTCTTTGTCTCGGATAAATAGTGTATCGCTACTATGATCGTCAGGCTCGGTGGCTGTGAAGGTTCTATATTTTTGTTCATCAAACCTGATGTTTAATTTGCAGTCGTTATAACTACACATTAACTGCCCTTGGTTAATTGTGAACATAACATCTAACCCCCATCGAGGATGTTTTCTTATAACCAGATTCCCAAATGTTCCCCCGGAGTAGGGTGCATGTAGTTCAATTACATTATCACTTCTGATAGTTGCGGTTTTTACTATTCCGCTGGCCATCGAATCTGTTGAGTCTGAGTATTGCCATGAATTGATGACGGGGGCTGTTATATTGTCCTGAGCTGGCGCATCAATTTCGCTCGAATCATTGTTTTTTTGGGGCTTATTGCCGAGCAAAGAAAAAACAAACATAGTACTAAATATAATTAAAATCCAACCCAAAAATCCAAAAGAGGTTGAAATTTTAAAGCCGCAGTTCGGGCATGTTTTAGCCTTGCTGCTGACCTGATGTTTGCACTCTTTGCATTCAACCAAAGCCATTAAAGCCCCTTTTACTTGATTTGGTTATCGTCTAGGTAGGTAAGTATTCGAGCGATCACCAATTCTTTTTGATTGGTTGATAGTGAATTGTATTGTGAAGGGGAAATTTTGTCACCAAATGGCCAATTGTAAGTAACCGGTGACTGATTAAATTGGTGAAAATTTTTTGATTCGTTAGTTTTATTTATGCCAGATAATAGATCGGTGACGCTAATTTTGAAATAATTCGCAAGCACTAATGCTTTGTCGGTATCAGGTAACGATTCTCCATCAAACCATTTTTTAACCGCTGGCTGACTTATCACAAAGCCGTGGCTTTTCAGCAGCCTGACAATAAAAGCCTGGCGGCCTCGTTCTTTCAGGTCTTTTTCATTACAGAGCTGTTTTAACAGCGTGGCAAACGCCATTTTAGTGTCTATAACCATGAGTTATATTTTACCCTTTCGCATAATTACTATGGGTTATTGATTATTTGATAACTATTGGTTATTATTCGAGTCATGAATAATTTCCAAAGAATCCGTTTAGACCTCAAGCTTAGCCAGCAAGATATTGCGGATAAGCTCGGCGTATCTCAGCCCAATGTTTCAAAAATAGAGAGTGGGCAAATTGAGGTTTCCCCAGAAATTGCTCGCAATCTGATTGCATATGCGAAAGAGCAGGGTGTGGCTGTTTCATTTGATGATGTATATGCGCCGCGCCATATTGATGATGAGGCCGCATAAATGAATCGCGAGATGGCGCAATTGGCAGCGCGCCGGGTTCATACCCCGGAGGTTGTAGGTTCAAGTCCTGCTCTCGCAACCGTGTTTCACCGGTGCATGCAGCGGCCCTGTGTGCAAATAGCTTCTCCAAAGCTTGCTCCCTATACCCGCTGGCGTTAATCGCGCTGGCGGGTGTTTTTTGCTCATTTTTCATAGTTGATAAAGTGAATTAAGTTAATTCATTATCTAACTGTTTATTAATATAAAACACGGCTTAATTATTAAGTTTTAGCCGTATTTTTTAAGGGTTTTTTATGGCATGCGATATTGAGCTGGCGGCGTTTAATTTGGCCCATGAGTACGGCATTAAAAAGCTGGCTGCTGAGCTAGATATGAGTCCGAATGTGCTAAACAAGCAGGTTGATCCTGGCGTTGATTCGCATCGCTTGAGTTTAGCAACTGCCAACCGCATCCAGCGCATTACGGGGCGCCCCGCGATTTTGAAGGCGATGGCTGATGACTTGGGTTATATGGTCGCCAAAAAGCCAGATTTAAACCAATCAAATGGCGATGGTTTGTTTGATAGCCTGCTTGATTTGTCCGATAAATTGGGCAGCGTTTCCGCAAAATTGAAGGCGATTTATCAAGATCGTAAGATAACCTCGGCTGAAGCAAAAGAGTTTGACGCCCAGATAGTTGAGTTGCTTACCACGGCTTTGAATTTAAGCCTTGAAGTCTCAGAAATTGCGGTTGATGAATGATGCGTGAACAGCCCGACGAATTTTTGCCAGAGCCGCCACACCACATTGAGAGTGAGCAGGCGGTGATTGGCGCATTGTTGCTTGATAACTCAGCATATGACCGAATCGCTGACAAGTTGAGTGAAAACGACTTTTTCACGCGTGACCATCGCATGATTTACCGTGCTGCGGCTGAGATTTTGAACATGCACAAGCCGCTTGATGTGGTCACGCTGGCTGAACATTTGGATGTGCGCAAGCAGCTCGATGATGTTGGCGGTGTTTTTTACATTGGCAGCCTGGTGCAAAGCACGCCGAGCGCCGCCAATATTGAGCGTTATGCAGATATTGTCCACGATAAGGCCTTGATGCGCACCATGGCTCAAATTGCTGATGAGGTGCAAAAGCGGGTTATGAACCCGAATGGCGCCAGTGCAAAAGAGTTGCTGGACTTTGCGCAGGGGCGGTTTATGTCTGTGGGTGAGGGCGTAGCAAAGCGCGCCACCACAATGCAAAGCATGAATGAGGTTTTACCGCGTGTGGCTGAAAAAATTGATGAGCTTTATAGCCGTGAAACTGTTGATGATGTAACTGGCCTGGCCACCGGCCTACGCGACCTAGACAAATTAACTGCTGGAATGCAGCCGGGCGACCTGATTGTGATTGCTGGGCGGCCTAGCATGGGTAAAACCGCCTTGAGTTTGAACATTGCCCGCCATGCAGGCGTAGCTTTACGAAAAAACGTGTGTGTGTTTAGCCTTGAGATGATCAACGATCAGTTGGTTAACCGCTTTGTTTCTGATTTGTCTGGCATTCACAGTGAGCGTTTGCGCACAGGCAGGTTATATGACGCTGACTGGTCTGGTTTAACGACCGCATTGGGCAAGCTTAACGATGTGGGCATCTACATGGATGACGGTGCAGGAATGACCGTGAGTGACCTGAAGGTGCGCGCCCGCCGATTACACCGCCAATTGCCTGATGGTCTGCACCTGATTGTGATTGATTACCTGCAACTGATTGCCACGACTGGCGGCGCAAATAACCGAGCAAATGAGATTGCCGAGATCACCCGCGAATTAAAGAGCCTTGCTAAAGAGTTGAAATTGCCAGTGATTGTGCTGAGCCAGCTTAACCGAGGTGTTGAGCAGCGCCCAGACAAACACCCTGTGATGAGTGACCTGCGTGAAAGTGGCGGTATTGAGCAGGATGCAGACGTGATTGCTTTTGTGTATCGCGATGAGTATTACAACGATGACAGCCAGTATAAGGGCGAGGCTGAGATCATGATTGCCAAGCAGCGAAACGGCCCAATTGGCAATGTGCGCACCAAATTTGTGAAGCATTTGACCAGGTTTGAGGATTTGGATTTGCAGGGCGGTGATGGGGAGGGTGAGCGATATGCAGCATGATCTAACGCGTCCATTAGTTAGATATTACGGTGGCAAATGGAAACTGGCACCTTGGATTATTTCTTTTTTTCCTGAGCATCGGGTTTATGTTGAGCCTTTCGGCGGTGGTGGATCTGTATTGCTTCGTAAAGAGAGAAGTTATGCCGAAATATATAACGACATGGACTGTGAAATAGTAAATTTATTCAGAGTGGCCAGAGACTGCGGTGATCAGCTACAAAAGTTAATTCTACATACCCCGTTCGCAAGAGATGAATTTGATCTAAGTTTTATCCCTTCTGATGACTCTATGGAGCAGGCGCGCCGTACCTTAATACGTAGTTTCATGGGTTTTGGCAGTGACTCTCTTTTTGGTAAATATAAAACAGGTTTTCGCTCCAATAGTAATCGCTCTGGCACTACGCCTGCGCATGATTGGGCGAATTACCCTGATCAATTTGCTGCAATCGTTAAACGTTTGCGCGGGGTTGTGATTGATAACCGAGCTGCTATAGATGTGATGAAGTGTCACGACTCGCCAACAACTTTGCATTATGTTGATCCTCCATATGTGCATACGACCAGAACACGTGCTGATGTTCATGCTTACCGGCATGAAATGAACAATGGCCAGCACGCAGAACTCGCAGCAGCTCTTAAAGATTTAGCAGGGAGTGTTGTGCTAAGTGGGTATGCATGTGAGCTTTATGACAAGGAATTGTTTTCTGATTGGCATCGATATGAGCGCCCAGCATTTGCTGATGGTGCAAGGGAGCGAATAGAGGTTATATGGATCAATGCTGCCTGTAAAGATTCTCTTCAGAGGGAAGTTGTTCAAGAGGGATTGTTCGCATGAGAAGCGCGAGAAAATTCCGCGATTTTTTTGAGGTAGTGTTATGTCTGTAAAAATGATGCATTTGGTTTTTGAGCGGTTCCCACTGCCTGGCAATGATATGGTGCTGGCATTGGCGCTGGCTGACCATGCGCATGACGATGGTACAAACATTTTCCCCGGTAATGAACGGTTAGCAGATAAGACGCGTATGAGTAAACGTACTGTTATCCGTCTCTTGCAGAAGTTTGTTGAAATTGGTTGGTTAATAAAGACTAGGAATGCAGATTCAAGGCGCGGGATGGCTTCTGTTTATCGTATTTCACCTGATTGGATTGTAGGTAAAGATTTAACCGCAGCGCCTTCAGATAAGGGTGTCAATTTGTCATCCTTATCAAGCGATGATGAGGCTGTAAATGTTGTAATAGATGGCGATTATGAGGCTGAAAAGGGTGACAGTTTGTCACCCTTAATTGATCAATCTTTAGGTGACAAACTGTCACCTAATAATTCAGATGTTATAGGTGACAAATCTGAACATTGGGTGACAAATTCACCAATTGTAGGTGACACAGCTATGTCACCCCAACCATCATTAACCATCAATACAACCATCAAATCTGCGCGCGAGAGTAATCCTGAAAATAAAAGACCTGGTCTGACGCCTCAAGGATCGTTATCGATTCGATTGCTTAATCTGAAAGTCAAAGCCACAAGCATTCATCCTACGCTGTTGAAATGGCTAGATGATCAAATCCCCATTGAGTTCATCGAGCAGTGCGTTGCTATTGCTCGAATGCAGAAGCCTTTGCCTGAAGTGATATCGCTAGGTTATCTCGATGCTGTGATCAGGTCGCAACTTGCAGAGCGAGAAAAGCCGAAGGTCGATAACAGTTGGAAGATGACCGATGCAGGCTGGATAGCAAAGGGCAAAGAGTTGGGTGTTGTGGCAAAGATTGGCGAGAGCATGGATGGTTTCAAGTCTCGTGTGAGTGATGCGGTTAAGCGAAAGGGTGAGTGATGATTTATTTTATCAATGACAAGCTGATGGTTTGGGCTGAGTGGGCATGTAAGAAAAGCAGCGGTGGGCTTGGTTACCCAAGGGAATGTAGCTACACAAAGCTGGTGCAAACCCATGGTGCGCATGGTTCATTTACCCCTGAGATGAATGAGGATGCTGAAAAGATGGAAGCCTGCATTGTTGCGTTGCGTGCGACTGAGCCGCACCTGGCTCAAGTGGTTGAGTTGCGTTATAAGTTTCAGACCATGAGCAACGTGCAGATATCTAAGCAAGTTGGTTGTAGTGATAAAACTGTTAGCTCATGGATAGGTATTGCGCACCAGCGTTTACTTGGTTTCTTGAATGATTTGGAAGCTGATATTGAGTTGCCGAAAATAAATATTAAAAAAATTGCTTGACAGCCCATTCCGAGGTTTTGTATAGTTTTCGCTAATCTGTTGGTAATTGCGTCAAACAAACCCGCTACGTTAAGTCGAGCGGGTTTTTTGTTGCCCATTGAATATGCCCAAAGCCGCACCGAGACCTTGCAATCACCCTGGCTGTGGCAAGTTGGTGCATAACGCCAGCTACTGTGAAGCACATCAAAAGGCAAAGCGAAAGCAAGCTGATGAGCAGCGCGGTAATTCGACGCAGCGCGGCTATGGCTACAGATGGCAGAAAACTAGCCAAGGATTTTTAAAAGCGCATCCGCTTTGTCAGTGCGAGGATTGCCAAGAGGGTGCAATTAGATTGCTACCGGCTGAAGTTGTTGACCATAAGATTCCACACGAAGGCGATATGAAATTGTTTTGGGATCGTGATAACTGGCAGGCGATGAGCAAGCAATGCCACGACAAGAAAACCGCGCGTGAGGATGGCGGCTTTGGTCGACGGTAGGGGGTATCAAAAGTCTACGGCCTTTTGACTCTAGACCGTCTGCTTCATGAAATTTTCCGTGAATGATTTTTTTAGATAGGGGGGGGGGTGTCAAAGTTGATCGGTATTGATGATTAAAAATGACATTCCCGATTGAATATGAGCGCGCTTCCAGTAACTGATGACTTTACGGCCCAAGGGCTGAAAAAATCAGCGGGTGGCGCCACAATTCCGTCTGAAATCCCCGATGCTTTGGCGAAGTTATCCAAAGAGGAAAAGAAAATTTGGGCACACGTGACTAATGCGCTGCATGAGGTTGGTTTAATCCATAAGACCGACGCCATGATGATGCATATCATCTGCAAGACTTTTTCAAACTGGGTAAAAGCTGAGACTTTATTGCAAGATTACATGGACTCAAACGATGGCAGCTGGATGGCTACATCGCCAAACGGTTACCAGCAGCCGCATCAGTCGTTTTATGTGGCTCGTAATCTTAAAAAGGAATTACTGGACTGGCTGCCGGAAGCGGCGCTTACCATCCCAAGCTTTCATAAAGTGGTCGGTGAGCGCGCTGCGCCAGCCCAGGGTTCGTTGTTTAGTGATCCGGTTGCCGAGCATCGTAGTCGCAAGGCGCAAGCTGGAATGCGAGTGGTTCCCTTGAATGGCAACCACTAGCGGTGATCCAGTTTTAAGCTTTGACTGGAATCAATACGGGGTAGATGTAGTATCCGGCAAGCAGATCGTTTGCCACCGAACCCGGCAAGCAGTTGAGAGACATTACAAAGACATGAAAACAGGCCACTTACGTGGCCTTTATTTTTCTGAGGCGCATGCGCAGCATGCCCTTGAGTCATTCCTGTTTTATCGTCACTCCAAAGGCGAGTGGGCTGGCCAGCAATTCGAGCTGGCGCCCTGGCAGCAATTCTGGATTGCACTTGCTTTTGGATGGATGCGCGCAGATGGCACCCGCCGCTTTCGTGAGGTTTGGGAAGAGGTGCCGCGCAAAAACGGCAAAAGCACCAAGCTTTCTGGCATCGGGTTGTATTTGTACCTGTTTGATGGCGAGGGTGGTGCCGAGATTTACACGGCTGCCACAAAGATGGAGCAGGCGCGCATCACCCATGCTGAGGCCATCCGCATGGTGCAAGCCAGCCCGGCTTTGCGTAACAGCGTTGGCATCCGCCGTGATGAGCTGTTTAACCCAGAGCCTGGCCGCGCAGATACATTTAAGCCGCTGGGGCGCGATAGTAAAAGCCTTGATGGTTTAAACCCGCATGGCGCGATTTTGGATGAGGTTCACGCCCATCCCAATAGCGAGATTTATGACGTCATCAAATCTGGCACCGGCGCTCGTAAGCAATGGTTGCTGTGGCAGATTACAACGGCGGGTTTTGACCTTGCCAGCTTCGGTTTTGCGCAGCATCAATATGCTGAAAAAGTGCTTGATGGTGTGTTTGATGACGATGAGCTGCTAGTCATCATTTACACGGTAGATGATCCAGAAAAATGGGATGACGAAACAGAGTGGGCCAAGGCCAACCCAAACTTGGGTGTGTCTGTTTACCTGGATAGCCTCAAGACAATGGCTGATAAAGCCAAGCGCCAGCAAAGCGAGCTGCCAAACTTTAAAACAAAGCGGCTCAATATCTGGCTGGCTGCTGGTGAAAAATGGCTTTCAGTCGATGACTGGAAGCGCTGCGGCAATGAGTCTTTGAATCTCGATGACTTTGCCGGTGAGCAATGTTGGGCTGGTCTCGACCTTGCGGAAAAATCGGACATTGCCGCTTTGGTGCTGGTTTTCAAGCGGGGCGCTAAGTATTACGTGTTTTTTAGGTTCTACCTGAATGAATACCAAGTAAACATGCCAGAGAATCGGCATCTTTATAACTGGGGCCATCAAGATTATCTGCAAGTGAACGAGGGTAACGCCACCGACTTCGACATTATTGCAGCCGATATGCGCGAATACGCTGGCAGGTTTGACATGCAGGCCATCGGTTACGACCGCAAATTTGCGGCATATTTTGCCAATAAGCTGCTAGAGGATGGCTTGCCAATGGTTGAGATCAACCAAACATCAAGCAACTTCACTTTGCCAGTGATCGAGATTGAAAACTTGGTGTTAACTGGTGATCTGGTGCATGACGGTAACCCGGTCATGACTTGGATGGTCAGCAACGTGGTGATGCGTGAATCAAAATTTAGCGGTTTGCGCCACCCGACAAAAGAGAAAAAAGAAAACAAGATTGATGGCCCCGTTGCCATGATGATGGCTGTCGGGCGTGCGCTGGATGGTGAAGGTGAATCAAACAACATTGAACAGGGATTTGTGGCGCTATGACTTTCTACAACGAGCAAATGGTGGCACAAAAGCATAGTGTTGTTTTGACCAAGTGGAAGGCTGAGCGCGAAGCTGCGCGGTCTGCGTTAGCAGTTAACAACGCAACAGATGTAATTAATGTGCGGTCTGGAGACAGTGCAACTGTTTTAAATATGTTCAACATTGAGGCTGGCGGCGTTGCGGTCACCCCCCAAACGGCCTCGCGTTTGTCAGCTGTTACAGCTTGTGTAGGTTTATTGGGTGGCGCGATGTCTACTTTGCCCCTGCATCACTATGAAAAAGATGCGGAAAATGGCAGGAAACGCGTTATTGCTAGCGCCCTTGAAACCATTTTCAACTCAAGCCCTGTAGCAAACTTTACCAGTGCCGCCATGATCCAGTTTTGGGAGCAATGCATTGCCTACCGTGGCGACGCTATCAGCTACATTTTACGTGACCGCATGGGTAACCCCATCGGGCTAGATCCTTATCACACTGATGATGTGGTATGGGGTAAGGTAAAAGGCCAGTTGATTTACCGTTTTTACCCGCCAGATGGCAGCCCGCCTTTTAATGCTTATGCCGACGATGTGCTGCATCTGACTGGTCGCGGTTTTGATGGTGTGCGTAGTCGCAGCATTATCATGCATGATGCATTTCATGGTATTGGCCTGGGATTGGCAATCAGCCGTTATGGTAAAAAGTTTTTCGAGAACGGGGCTAGTCCAAAACACATTTTTGAAACTGAAAAGCAAATGGGCGAGACTCAAATTGATCAGTTTCGTGAGCTGTATGACTCTCGCTACAGCGGTCCAGCTAATGCAGGGCGGCCAATGGTTCTGACTGAGGGCATCAAGATGCGTGAAATGAGCATTAGCAGTGTAGATGCTCAGCTGCTTGAAACCCTTAAATATACGGTGATTGACACCGCGCGGGCTTTTGGTGTGCCGCCAATTCTCATTGGTGCCCAAGAAACCACAAGCAGCTGGGGTTCTGGTGTCAGCGAGATTAAGCAAGGCTTTGTTACCTTTACGCTTGAGCCAAAAGCAACCATGTGGGAGCAAGAAATCAACCGCAAACTGGTTTACTCAAAGAATGAATTTTTAGAGTTTCAGTTTGCCGGTTTCCTGCGCGGAAACACCAAAGAAGAAAACGAGGCATTACGCCAGGCAATTGGTGGTTCTAATGGGCCCGGCTGGATGACTATTAATGAAGTTCGTAAAACCAAAAACTTACCCGCAATTGCTGGCGGTGATGTTCTCTATATACCGAAAGGTGTGACCAATGAAAAAACTGCTGCAACTAATTAAAGACAACCTTCAGCAAGTCAATGGCAAGCTGACCATTGTCAATGCAGACTCGACTGAGCCAACCATTTACCTGTATGACATCATTGATGATTACTATGGGGTGAGCGCGCAAGAATTCAGCAAAGAGCTGATGGCTTTACTTGGTAAAACTGTTCATCTGCGTATTAACTCCCCTGGTGGCGATGTATTTGCAGCTGAAGCTATGGCCACCGCCATTCGTGAGCATGGCAATGTGCTGGCTCATATTGATGGTTACGCCGCCAGCGCTGCCACTCGCGTGGCAAGTGCTGCTAAATCAGTTGAAATCGCCCCGAGCGGGTTTTACATGATCCACAATGCCTGGACATTCGCTTATGGTAATAAAGATGAGCTTCGCCAAACAGCCGAGCTGCTTCAAAAGGTTGATGACACCATCATTGCTGATTACGCTCGCAAAACCGGAAAAGATGCCAGCCAGATTATTGACTGGATGAACGCCGAAACATGGTTTAACGCACAAGAGGCCGTGGATAATGGTTTTGTTGACAGCATTGCCAGCACAGAGCCTGATACTACAAATGCAAAAGCTAAAAACTGGAACCTGGGCGCATTTAATAACGCCCCTAAAATGCCCGAGCCTAAAGCATCAAGCATGGATGAAATTTTGCAGCAACAAAGTGCGCAGCGGCAAGTTAATGCCAATCGTCTGCGCCTGCTAGAACTCGCATAAACGCTCCTGCGTTTTGTGACAAACCCGCCACTGGCGGGTTTTTTTATGTCCGCTCTTAATGAAAGGAATCAACATGAGCAAAAACCTCAAAGCGCTGCGGGAGCAGAAACTGGAAGCTTCGCGCAAAGCCAATGCATTGCTGGCTGAAAAAGGTGATCAACGATGGGCTAAAGAAGATCAAACCCAATTTGATGCCCTGGCTGATGAAATCAGCTTGCTGGATGCGCAAATCGACGCACATCAAAAAATGCTTGATCAGACTGCAGAAGAAAACTTTGCGGATGCAGATGAGCATCGCGTTCAAAAGCCAGCAGCCAAAAAAGTGAGCGATGCAGTTCGCGCCATGAATATCTTTTTACGCAACCAAACACGCCACATCAGCGTTGAGGATATGGAGCTGATTCGCAATACCATGTCCACCACCACCGGCTCAGAGGGTGGTTACACCGTGCCTGGTGAAATTGCCACAAATGTGATCGATTCTTTGAAAGACTATGGCGCAATGCGTCGTAACGCTACGCCATTGGTTACATCAGATGGCCGCCCACTGTCATACCCAACATCAGATGGCACCACTGAAGAGGGTGAATTGGTTGCGGAAAATACCAACTCAAACGATGCTGATATCACATTTGGCACTGTTTCGCTCAATGCCTATAAGTTTGGCTCAAAAGTGATCACGATCCCAATTGAATTGTTGCAGGATTCTGTTGTTGATGTGCTGGCTTTGGTAAATAACCGCGTGCGTGACCGTATTGGCCGCATTCAAAACCGTTTGTTTACAGTGGGCACAGGCTCTGGCCAGCCAAATGGCATTGTGACAGCCTCAAGTGTTGGCAAGGCAGGTGCAACTGGCCAGACTGTTACTGTCTTGTATGACGACCTGGTTGATATGGTTGATAGCATCGACACTGCTTACCTGGATTCTGGCGCAATGTTGAAATTCATGCTGAACCAAACTACCCGCCGCGTTGTGCGAAAAATCAAAGACACCGCTGGCCGCCCAATTTGGACGCCATCTTATGACTTGGGCATGTCGGCCCGTACGCCAGATTTGCTGTTGGGTTATGAGTTGGAACTCAACAACAACATGGCATCCCCTGGTGCAAACAACAAATCAATCGGCTTCGGCGACATCAGCAAATACATCATCCGCGACGCAATGGATATCACCTTATTCAAGTTTGAAGATTCTGCCTTCATCAAAAAAGGCCAGATCGGTTTTCTGGCTTGGGCACGTGCTGGCGGCAATATGCCAGATGCAAGCGCATTCAAGGTGTATCAACATTCTGCAACATAATTGATGAATCGGGGCCAGGTGCCCCGATTCTCAATTTAATCGGAGACAAATCATGTCAAAAATTAAAGCACGCGTGCTTGCATCTTTCCCAGATGGCGATAAAACCCTGCCGGTGGGTTGTATTGTGTTGGCAGCTGAGAAAACTATTGCGGCCCTTGAAACGGCTGGCTTAGTTGATTCAAATGCTGATGCTGTGTCTTACGCTCAGTCGCAAGGCGGTGAATCATTCGACCTTAGTGGTGGCCAGTTTGATCAATCAGTGCAATCACGCATTGATGAAAACAAAGACAAAATCAAAGAAGTTAAAAAGTTAACAGAAAAACAAGCCACGGCAGCAATTGGCAAGATGAGCGCGGCAGAGAAAAAAGCTTTTGATGATTCAGGCCTCGATATTGATGCTTGGTTTGCGCAAGAGCCTATCGAAATTATTTCTCTGGTGGCTGCTGCTCAAAAATCGCTTGATGATGCAGAAAAGATTGCGGCTTTTATTGATGCTGAAAAAGTGGCATTCGAGCAATCTGGTTTAACTCTGGATGACTGGTTAAACTTGGCTGATGATGATCGCAAAGCGCGCATCAATGCCGTGCCAGCTACAGCTAACTAAGACCTAGTATGCAAATTAAAAAAGCCCGTTATGCGGGCTTTTTGTGTTTGTGTGCTGACCCCTATATTGGAGCAAACCAACATGACTATTAAATTTTTGTGCGATTACGGCCCTTATAAGCTCAACAATACCGTTACGCTCACAACATCTGAGGAAAGTGCGCTTGTCAGCGCTAAGGTTGCGACCACTGACTTAACGGGTGGCGTTGCTTATGTTGCGCCTGATAACTCTACCTACACAACCAGCGTAATTGCATTGGTGGATAAAGCCACAAATAAGATTAAGTCATTAAAAAACCCAGATGGCTCTGATGCAAGTATTGGCGGCGTTTCAAAGAATGCAATCACGTCCACTCGACCAACATCCCTCAGCGACGACCAGTCTATCGCCGGTAACAACACCGCAAACAACTACACGCTGACGGTGGCTGCCGATACTTTGCCAAACGGCGCAATCTTCCAGCAGCTTTCAGCTGGAACTGTGACTGTGGCACCTGGTGCTGGGGTGACGTTCATTGGCCCAACACTGGCGACGTCCTCAGCTGGACAGGCAATCAGCATCATGCCTACGCCTATCGCCAATACATTCATCGTTAAGGTGGCTTAATATGGGCTGGTTTCATACTCTGATGTCATCAATCATGGGTGGACAGAAAATAATGGACTTGTCAGTATCTGGCTGGAATCCTGGCTTCAATGTTTTACGCACAGGAGTTGGGCAATACAGTGTAGATATTACCGCCGAGAGCCTAAAGCCGACAGTCGGTACTGTAAAAACATATTACACAGACGCTGTTTCTGGAAACAACTCAAACTCCGGTGCGAATGAGGCTAATGCATTGCTTAATATCAGCACTGCAATAACCAAAGCTGACGCGGATATTATCAACGTTATTGCAAAACCACCTGCTGATAGAATTTTTTGGGGTGCTCGAGGCACAGGCGGTTTGTCCCCTACCAAGAATGTTATTTTGAATACCATTGATGGCCTACCTGCATATGTTGTCAAAAGCATCAAGCCGACCTGGACTTTAAATGCAACCTACGCAAACGTATATCAAGCGGCTGCTCCTACAGGGGTAAGCAACACAGACGGTGTAATTGACTTGCGACCAAGGCTTGTTTCAGGACTTGATTTTGCATTGTTGACACCAGTTGCTGACTTGGCAACAGTTACTGCCACACTAGGCAGCTTTTATCACGACACAACCGCAGGGGTTGTCTATGTCCGCGCGCCAGATGACCGCAATTTGATAGGCGATGCATATATGACGGTTCCAGCTACCGGGGGTAACTTGTCTCTAAATGCACTTGTCACTGAAACAACTTCCAGAACAATGTGGGCTGGAAACCTAATCTTGGTCGGCGGCGCTGCTCCATGCATAGCAACACACCTTGGTAATTCAGGTGCTCCTAGAATGAAGATCGTATTTAGTAAGTGCGGCTTTTACGGCAGCTTGAGAAACGCAAACGGCATGGGTATCACTGGGGCGTATGACGTTATAGCTTTTGATTGCGAAGGGGGCTTAAACAGTCAAGACCTTTACAACACTCATAGCAACACAAGCGGTCAATGCCGAATGGTTAACATTAACGCCAAGGGTAAAAGGACTGGTTTTAATATTGCGTCACCTGCAATTGCAAATATCAGTACAGGACATGAGGATACGATAACCCTTAATGTTAACTGCGACTTCTCAGATTCAGATGGTCGTGTAGTTGCGTACATTGGTACTTCAGTTTGTATGAACTTTGGTGGAAAAGTCGGGCCATCAAGACGAACAGACCTTGCAGGTAATAGCTTTCAGGCTGGAGATACTGCGAAGATTTACAACTATGAAGTTGAAGTTTTGCCAGGAACGGCAACATATATGTTTGCAACTGACGGTGGGGCAAACATATATAACTACGGCATGGACGCATATAGTGGGTATACAAAAGTTGGAAATGTATCATTTTCACCTTTGATTTGATCTAAGAAACTTAAAATGTATGCGACTATTTTTGATATTTTTTCATTTCTGGCTCTGAGCACTGGTCTTGTTTACCAATTCACCATACCCGCTTCGGCGGGTTTTTTATTGCCCATACATTATGAAAACAAAACTGATCATAGCTCCCACGGTTGAGCCGGTAACGCTGCCAGAGGCGCGCAAGCAATGCGGCCTTGATGTTGATATTACCGACGATGATACGTTGCTGATAGCGTTGATAGCGTCAGCCAGGGAGCATGCCGAGCATATGTGTCAGCGCGCATTTTTGCCGCAGACTTGGGAGGTGGCATTGGATACATGGCCATGCGCAAACAGAATTGCGCTGCCTATGCCTAACTTGATCGGTGTTGTGTCGGTGAAATACATCGATAGTGCTGGCACTGAGCAGACTTTGAGCGCATCAGCTTACACGCTGGATGATTATGGCCTGGTACATGGCTTGCAGCTTAAATCAGGCCAAAGCTGGCCCAGCATTGCCAGTGATACGGTTAACCCGATCAAAATCCGCTATACCTGCGGTTATGCCGATGCGGCCAGCGTGCCGCAAGTGATTAAAAACTGGATGCTGCTGCGCATTTCATGGGCGTATCGTAATCGTGAAGCGTATGCCGAATCTGGCTTTGTTGAAATGCCGTATGTTGACCGCCTGCTCGATGCGGTGCGCGTGCCGGTGTTGTAAGGGGTAGATTATGGAGCCGGGAGCAGGGGAGTTAAACAAGCGTATTACTATCAATATGGTCACCTTTGACAAAGATGCCAAGGGCGGCAAGATTAAGCAAATCACGCCATGGATTAATAACTTGGTATCTGCCAAGGTTCAAAACTTTTCGGGTGATGAAAAAAAAGCGACTGGGCAGGGTGGTAACACGGGTGTTGCACGCACTGTCTTTACCATCCGCTTTCGCCCAGGCTTAACAACAAGCCATGAAATTGTTTTTAAAGGTGTGACTTATAACATCAGGCACATTAATAATTTCAAAGAGGAAAGCCGCTGGCTGGTAATCACCTGCGATACAGGTAATGCAAATGGTTGATTCGGTGATTGGGGTTGGTGACTTAACCAAAAAATTCAAACAATTGAATAGCGATGTGCAAAATAAAACCGGTCGTCGTATGGTCGCTTCAGGTGCTGGTGTTATTCGTAACGAGTCAAAGCGTATCGTGATGACTAAAGGCCTTATTCGCACTAAGGCTTTATATAACAACATTGTAGTTAAGAGAGAGACTAAGCCTGCACCTAATACGATTCAATACAATGTTGGCGTGCGTCATGGTCGCAACTTAACGCGCAAGCAAAAGCAAAACAGCACTGTAGTTTTACGCCGTAAAAATGGCCGCATCGTCAAGATGAGAAAAAATGACCCATTCTATTGGCGCTTTATTGAATTTAAGCACAAGACAAGATCGCCTAGTGCGCGAGAGGTGCCAGCAGACCCATTTCTGGCCCCGGCTTTAGATAATAAGCATCAGGCAGCCATCGATAAAATGGGTAGTGTTCTGGATAATGAATTGCAAAAGGTCGGATGATGGATATTGATGAATTGATTTTAACGGCCATCGAGCCGATTCAATCCAATGTGTGGGCGTCTGATCTGCCAGATAACCCAACCTTTCCGGCGATTGTTTACGATATTGAATCAGTCGCTGAAGAAACTTGGGTGCAAGGTGGTGGCTATGATCAACACACGGTCACTGTTTACTTTTTCTCTGAAAGCCGGGTTGCACTCAAAGAGATGGTTAAGGCCGTGCATGATGCATTGATGCTGTTGCCGCAATATTTAAACAGCGGTGAATCTGGTGATGGTGATTTTGAGGATATTCCAGAGGTGTTTTCTTACTATGCAACCCACGTGCTGCGCACGCCAAATTTTTAATGGAGCCACAACATGGTTAAAGCCTTAAAGCAGGAATCAAGCGATGCTGTTGATCAGCAAGATGTGACGCCAGACCCAGTGCATCACGCAATTGCCCATGATGAGTATGCGGGCAAGGGCGGAACATATATTTATGATCCCGCCACAGGCAAGCGCACTCCAGCGCCCGAGCCGACTGAATAACATTTAATACCAACCTTCAAGCCACCCTCGGGTGGCTTTTTTATTGCCCGAGAGGATAAACATCATGACAGGTAAAGTAATGCGCAACATGCTGCTGCTAGCAAAGTTGGAAACAACTGCCGGCACAGACTCTGTGCCAGTAGCAGGCACCAACGATATTTTGGCGCGTGGTATTGCACCAACCCCCGTTAACGCCGAGTTCGCTGACCGCAACTTGATTCAGCCATACTTTGGGCACACTGGCCAGGTGCAAGTGCAGGGTTATTCAACGATTCAGTTTGAGGTAGAGTTGGCAGGCGCTGGCGCTGCTGGCACTGCGCCAAAGTGGGGGCCATTAATTCAGGCATGCGGTTTTTCTGAAACCATTACTGCCGCCACCAAGGTTGATTATGCACCACTGACCAATAACCAAAAGTCAGTGACTATTTATTGCTTTTTGGATGGTGTTAAGCATGCCATGGTTGGCTGCAAGGGCAATGTTAACTTCACGCTGAACGCAGCTGGCATCCCGGTAATGCAATTTACCTTCACTGGTTATACCGCCATTATCACTGACGCCACCAACCCAACCGGCACCGATTACAGCGGCTTTAAACCACCATTGGCTGTTAACAAGGTCAATACGCCTACATTCACCTTGCATGGCGCCAGCGTGAAAGCTAAAGAGTTGACCGTCGACATGGCCAACGTTATCAATTACCGCAATTACATCGGCGCTGAAGATGTGGCCTTTACCGACCGCAAGCCAGCTGGTAACTGCCTGATTGAGTATGACGCCATGGCTATAAAAAACTGGTGGAGTATTTCAAACCTTGGCACGCTGGGTGCGCTGGCTTTTGCGCATGGCACTGTGGCGGGCAATATCATTGAGCTGGCCGCACCTAAAGTGCAAATCACTACGCAGGGCCTGCAAGATGACACTGGCATTGCCATGATTCCCCTGGGTCTCATCTTCCAGCCTAATGCTGGCAATGATGAATTGATCCTGACCGTTAAATAATCAACCTTCAACCCGCTTCGGCGGGTTTTCTCATTTTTAAGGCATTCATTATGGCTTTCAAAGTCGCGCAAACCCCTACCTATAAAACCAAGGTGACAGTGGTTATCCCAAACGATCAGGGCGGCAATACATCCTCTGATTTCAATGTTGTTTTTAAGCGCTTTACGGTCGTAGAGCTTGAAGGCGCCAATCCTGATTTATCTCAGCTTTCAGACAAGCCGCCATTAAAAGCGATGCAGCAAGCTGACGTGATGCGTAAAGCCATTGCGGGCTGGGATGGACTCGAAAATGACGATGGTGAAAAGCTTGAATTTACACCAGAAAACTTAGAAATCGTCATTTCTATCCCTCAAGCGCTCAAGGCCTTGTATGAGGCGTTTTGGCTGACTCAGTACTCGGCAAAACAAAAAAACTAGCCGAGGCGGCGCGCCTGTGGGCTGGCGGCAAGCCTGACCATGTTCAGACTTCACTGGTAACGGTGGATGACGACATGATTGCAAGCATTAAAGCCAGCGGCGCACCGCCTGAAGTGATTGCGGAATGGGAAGCGGCCCGCACGCCCCCGCCGCCAGACTTTGAGGTGCATGAGGATAACTGGCAAGTGTTCATGTTATTCACCCAGCGCCTGGCAAGTCAGTGGGAAATAGCAGCCGGGTTTGCTGGCGTTATCCGTGTTGGCATCCCACTGCCGCGCATTGAGTCTTTGTTCAATCTTTTATCAATCCCCCCGGAAAGCCGCATGCAAATGCTCGATGACATCCAGTTAATGGAGGCATCGGCATTGGCGGTTTTTAATAATGCTGAAAGTTGATTATGTCTGCACTGGGTAACCTGGTTGTTGCGCTGTCGCTTGAATATGCAACCTATACAAAAGGGTTGAATAAAAGCGACCAGGACACATTGCGTTTTGCCAAAAATACGCAAGACGCCATGGATAAAATGGAGCGCTCAGTCAATTCATATATCGGCAAAGTGGCTGGCATTGGTGCGGCTTATTTATCTGTCACCAATATTTTCTCATCTTTCAATAAACAGGTTGATGCCCTGGCTCAGCTAGATGACGCTGCACAAAAAACAGGTGCTGCGGTTGAGGTATTAAGTAAGCTCCAAAAAACAGCCGTGGCCTTTGGTGAGGATTTTGGCGGAAAGATTGAGCCTGCCATAACCAAGCTTGCGCGCGGCATCGCCGGTCTGGACGACCCTTCAAACAAAGCTAACGCAGCTTTAAAAGCGCTTGGTATCTCAGCGCGTGATAGCAATGGCCAGCTGCGTGACTCTGCTCAGATCACCATTGATGTGGCTAAAGCGCTGCAAAACTATCGTGATGATGCCAGCAAGGCTGCTTTGGTCACTGACTTGTTTGGTAAGTCAGGTGCTGAGCTGTTGCCGTTTTTAAACGATGCAGCTGAAAACGTAGATAAGTTTAGCAGTGTAAGTGCCCAAGCTGCGGCCAATGGTGCGTCTTTGCAAGACAGCATCAACGCGCAAAAACAACGCTTTGATGAATTTCAGCAGCAGTTGACCATTGATGTATTGCCAGCTATTACTGATCTGGCAGGCGCATTTTTGGATGTGCAAAGCAACAGCAATAAGCTCTCTAATGACAAGTCAATAGTCAATTGGGCGGATAACTTAGCGTTAACTATCGCCCCTTTGTATGACACTGTTGTTAATTTAAAAAACGAAATTTATGCCATTGGTAAAAGCTTTCAAGTTGTATACGCAGATTTAAATGTAGCTAAGGCTCAAATTAACACGGTCAACCCATATAGCTATGTTTTTGGAGACCCGAATAAAAACCTGAAAGAAGCCGAAAGTTATAAAGCTCGTATATTGGGTGAGGCTAATGCCGCCTATGCGGATTTGGTAAATAGACCCCGTGATGAGTATGAGCAGGCATTGCGTAAACGCATGGCAGACCGACCAGGCAATTATGGCAGCCCAGTACCGTCTGCTAGTAATGCCAGCAAACAATCAACTGGCTATGTTTCAGGATTGGACGCCAAAAACGCAACTGATTCTAAGGCTGCTGCAACTGCCGCCGATCAAGCCAAAAAGGCCTATGACTCTTTAACAGCCAGCATCGAGAAACAAATCGAAGTCAAACGTGCTGAATACTCTATTGATGGCACTTTGTCAGAGGCAGATAAAATGCGCATCGATATTGATGCCAAGCGTGCTGATGGCCAATTAAAGCTTACTGATGGTCAGTATAAATATGTGAATAGCCTGCTAACCACCTGGCAAGCTGAAATCCAAAATGCTGAAGTTTCTGCGATCCGCGTAAAGGCTGAGCAAGACTATTTAACCATCGTCGAGCAAACCACAGCCGCACGCGATCAGATTTACACCGACATTCAGGATGAGACTGTCGCGCTTGAGGAATTGGCGCGTGCCAAGGTTGAGGAAATCGACCAGCTGAGCATGACCAAAGAGCAGCTGGATGCGCTCAATGTGGCACGCTATAACGAGCAGATTGGTGTGCTTGAAACTCAAAAAGCCTACCTGCAAAGCCAACCTGATCGTGAAAATGAAATTGAGCTGATCCAACGCCAAATTGATGCTCTTGAAACCTTGCGCGGCACGGTTGGTAAAGCTGAGGCTGTCAATAAGTCAAAACAAGAATTGGCTGATATGTTTGGCAGCATGGAGCAGGCTTCACATGTAGTGTGGACTGTGTTTGCCAATGGGGGTGAAAATGCGGCCCAGGCGGTTGGCAAGGCAATCAAAGCCTCAATTCTTGATTTGCTGTATCAGATCACCATTAAAAAGTTCTTTGTGAACGTGGTGGCCAGCACTAGCGTTGGTAGTTCTGTTACTGGCGCATTGGTTGACCCAAGCATGCAGGGCAGTGGGTCAATTATTGATCGTATTGCGGATGGCTTTAAATCACTAAATACCAACTTCACAGGCAGTATTGAAAAGCTGGGGGCATATTTAGCGGAATCAAATGTTGGTATGGTTAAAGATATTGGCGGCTTTTTAGGCCAATACAGCAACCAGATTGCCAACGGCATCGGCTACCTCGGTGCAGCTTATATGCTTAGCCAGGGTAACGTCGCCGGGGCTGCATTAACTGCGGCCGGTACATACTTTGGCGGCCCGATTGGTGGGGCGATTGGTAGTGCCATTGGCAGTTTTTTTGGAGGCAGCAAAAGTTACGACCGATATGGGACTAATGTTTTCGGCTCTTATTCAGATGGAGATTATAAAAACACAAAAACAGGCATTATTTACGATAAGCCATTGGATGGTACTAAATCTGCACTAACTAGCTTAAATGAATCGTTTACCAAAAAATTGGGGTCGCTGCTTGAGTCATTTGATATTGACTCTGATCTAAATGTAAACAGCGCCCTATATCAACGCCGGACGAAAGCGGGTGGATTTCTTGCTGTTTCTGGTATGGGTGGCCGGATCGCAAATGTGATGCAAGAGGGTAGTATTAAAGAGATTTATCAGGCTTTGGTTGATCAGGCATTTGGTCCTGGGATGGTAAAGGCAATTAATGCTTCATCGCTGCCGGATTCAATTAAGGACTTGTTTGATGGACTCTCAGATAAAACGCAAGTTCAAAACATGATTGCTGCGGCAATTAGTTTGAATACTGCACAAGATTCGCTGATTGAAACCTACAATCTGACTGCTGAAGGTGCAGCCGCTGTAGCTAATGCGAGTGGCCTTGCTGGAGATAGTTTAGCTGCCTTTGTTGGCTCCCTGGTTAATGCATCATTAAGTCAGCAGAGCGCAGCAGCTGTGTTGCTTAAAGAGCGTGCCGATTTGACAGAGTTAACCGGCACCGCGCCAACTACGCTTAAAGCGTTTGATGAGTGGCTAAAATCCATCAATACCACCACGGCTGATGGGCAAAAAAAATTTTCTGATATGTTTGCAGCGCGCGACCGTGTTTCTTCCATCACGTCTGCTTTTGATGCAATCACCACCGCACGTGATAACTCAATATTTGGACTGCTTAGTCAAAGCGAGCAAATGGCCATCAGCCAGAAAAAACTGGCAGATGCATTTGCAGATGTGAATGCCGAAGTGCCTGGCAGCCGCGATGAGTTAGTCAAATGGGTCAATGGCCTTGATTTAACCACCGAGGCTGGCTTAAAAGCCGCCATGGCAGTGCCTGCCCTGGTGGATGCCTTCCAAAGCATTGAGGATGCTGCAAACAGCACCACCAATGCACTGCGTGAAATGAGTGGCTTTACCAGCCTGGCTGATTATCGCTTTTATAAGGGCGTGGCGAATAACTATGGCAACGCATATGCAAACAGCTATGCCGGTGTGAGCAACCTGCTGGGCAGTAATGCGCAAGGCCAGACCACGTTAAACGGTGAAAGCATTGCAGACCTTAAGCAGTTGCTGGCTGAGTTGCGTGATACCAGTAAACAGGCTTTATTGACTCAGCGAGCGACTCAAGCAGCGCTTGAGTATATCCAGGCGAGAGGGTTAAAAACAACATGACCAGCCTTTTCACAATCGCTATTCCAGCGACTATCACTGATGCCAATATTTTAGCCAATAGCGTTGCCGAGGCCGATTACCCATTATGGGTTGTAGGCACCACTTATGGTCTTGGTGATTATGTCATGGTCGTTGATGTTGATATTCACAAGGTATTTCGCTCGGTGATTGCTGGCAATGCTGGACATGATCCGCTTGAAGAGGCTGACATCAACAGCCCTGTTTACTGGGCATTTGTGGGCGCAACCAATAAATACAAAATGTTCGATGAATACATCAGCACACAAACCGTGGCTGATGGCTCAATCGTCTTCACGCTGGGCGGGTTAGGGCAGGTTAATACGTTTGCTTTGTTTGGTCTGTCTGGCCAGAGCATCACGCTCGAAATTCGCGATGAGGATAATACATTTATCAGCACCGAAACCCGCGATTTGATCAGCTACTCAAGTTTTAACGGTTTTTATGATTGGTTGTTTACCCCATTTCTAGTGGCCACATTTGTGGTGTTTGAAAACATCCCGCCGTATTACAACGCCCGCTTTACCGTCACAGTCACCGGTGCCGGTCAGGTTGGCATTGGTGCTGTGTTACCAGCCTATGGCTACCAGTTTGGCAGCATCACGCGCGAAAGCTCTGTCGATCAAAAAGACTATTCACTTAAAACTGAATTAACCCCAGGCGTGTTTGTGTTTGAAAAAGGCGTAACCGTCATCTTGGGTGAGATGGAGTTTTATTTTGATGACAATAAATTTGACCTGTTGAATAACCTGGTTAAGCAACAGGCTGGCATTCCCACTCTGGTGATTGGTAATAGTAGCTATGAAACCCTGACTCAATATGGAGTGATTCAGGGAGCGCCAAATAGTTTGAGTTCGGCGACTGAGGGCCGTTGTCGTTTAAAAGTTGAGAGTTTGTTTTAAGGAAAAGCCACATGAGCGCATCAGATGATTTACTACCCATCCCGCCACAGCCTGAAATTTCAGAGGGGAATGAGGAATTCCATAAAAAGACCTACTCCATGTATAAGTGGATGCGAGAAAAGCTCGGCCCCGCCATTATTGAGGTGGTCAATTTAATTCGCAATGCTGTCACCGGCGCATTTACATCCGCAAGCGCGGATTCATTTGCAATTACAACTGGGGATGTTTCTATCACAATAGGCACCGGCCGCAGTTTTGTACCTGGAACATCTATCCGCGCAGCTTATGTAACAGATCCCACAAAATATGTTGATGGCATAGTTAAGGCTTATGACGGTAGTACTGGTGCGATGGTGTTCGCTAGGCAAACGACGTCCGGCAGTGGAACGTATGCTAACTGGTCAATCAGTATTATTGCTGCGAGTGGTAGTTTTGCTTCACTAATATCAAACAAGTTCACTGGTCTGCAAACGCTTGCTAACGAGGTAACGATCGCCAGCGCAACTACGATTGATTTAACCTCGGCGGGCAGTAATCAGTTTAAGTTAACCGGTGTTGTGCCAGTTACAGGCGCAACTATGCCTCAAAGTGCTGTTATTAAGGGTAGGGCTGCCGATGCTACCCCATTGGTTAATTCATCGTCGTTTAAGGTTCAAGGTGGGGCGGACTATACGTGTACTGTTGGTGATTGGCTGGAACTTAAAAAAGATGGTGACGGTAACATTCATATTTCAATAACACCAAGCGCTAGCAATCCTATCAAGCTTAAAACATCGTTAAATGATTCTGGTTTGACGGCAACGTCTGGCAATCCTGTTGCTGACGATTGGGTTTTGGCTTTAATAAATAAAAAAATAGGGGCCAGCTATCAATATGTAGATAAAACATCCTCACGTGCGACTTCAACGATTTATACAAACACAGAGGATGCGCCCAGAGATGTATTTATTTATAGAAATAATGCGAGTCCTACGGGTACATTGTTTGTAGAAAGCAATACGCCTGGCGTATATGTTGGAGTGTCTAAAGTTGACCCAACATCAACAGAGTCAGGCGGCTCAACTGCAAGCGCAAGAGTAGATCCGCAAAAGAAATATTATTTTGATGCAGGCTTTGCCTCTTGGGTAGAAAGAACGGCGGTTTAGATATGAAATATTACAAACTTGATGGTTTTGTTTATGCATTTGAAGGTGATGGATCGCAAGATGAATTTATACCTCCCGGTGCGGTAAAAATGACCGATGATGAGGTGGCGGTTCATATTGATGCATCTGTGCCTTCATTAACGAAAGCGCAGCTATTAAATTCAATTACTGTCACCACTCAAGCAGGTAAAACATTCGATGGCAATGAAACGGCACGCAATAACATGATGAGCGCAATCATGGCGGCTGAGGTTGTGAATCAATCCACTTCAGAATGGAAGCTTGCTGATAACTCGATTGCGACTGTTGATGTAGGTGAATTAAAAGAGGCGCTAACGTTATCAATCCAGGCTGCCGGGCAGATTTACCTGAATTCATAATAAAAAATTAACCAACCGCCACCGGGCGGTTTTTTTACGTCCAATAATAAGAAAGGGAACCCATGCCATTAGAAGAGCACCACCAGACTCTTGCTGAAGCTATATCAACTAAAACGACTATAGGCGGCGCTGCAACTGGCCTTGTCGGATGGCTTGCATCATTTAACTGGATCGGTCTAATTGGTGCGGCCGTTGCTGTTTGTGGGTTTGCCGCCAACGTTTACTTCCAACATCGTCGTGATAAGCGTGAGCAGGTTGAGAGTGAAGCCCGCATTGCTGCATTGCGTGCTGGTACGGGGCAGATTTGGCGTGAATAGCGGCGTTCGCATCCTAGTTGCTTCACTGGCTTTATCAGCGGCCGGATTCATTGGCATCGTAGTTGATGAAAATTACGTTGAAACTGCAACTATCCCCACAAAGAATGACAGGCCTACTAATGGTTTTGGCAGCACATTCAATGCTGACGGTAGCGCGGTAAAGTTGGGTGAAAAAACCACGCCCGTGCGCGCTCTGATTACTGCTCAGGCCCATATCTCCAAAGAAGAGGTTCTGTTCCGTGACAGCTTGCCCGGGGTGAGTTTATATCAAGGTGAATATGACCTCTACATGGATTGGGTATATCAGTACGGAACAGGTGCATGGGTAAGGTCTAGTATGCGGCGAAGGCTACAGGACGCTGATTATGTTGGCGCCTGTAATGCCTTGCTGATGTATCGGTATTCAGGCGGCTATGACTGTTCAACGCCTGGCAACAAGCGCTGTGCGGGCGTGTGGACACGGCAACAGAAAAGGAATAGCAAATGTCTGGCGATGCAGTATTAAAGTTTACACAGGGTGGCCAAGTTAAATTCTGGTGTCCTGGTTGCAATCAATCTCACGAAATCACCATTGAAAATGGCAGAGGTCGTCCAGAATGGACATACAACAATGATCCAGTAAAGCCAACATTCCAGCCTTCAGTGCTTGCAAGATGTGGTCACTATTCTCCAAATTATGATGGCGAGCATTGCTGGTGTGCTTATTACAAAGAGCATTCAGATGAAGTACAGGACTTTAAGTGTTTTCAGTGTCATTCATTTGTGACAGATGGCCAGATTCAATTTCTCGGTGACTGCACACATGACCTAGCTAATCAAACGGTTCCGTTGCCAGCATATCCATATGGGGAGGATTGAATGTCAAAGCTATTGAATTTGAACTGGTCAGCAATCCTCCTAGCCATACTCATTGCCATCATTGGCTGGCAGTTCTACAGCATTTCATCAGAGCGAGATGACTACTTTAACCAACTGACAACTGAGCGCAATGAACGCAAGATTGCTGCCGCCAAGGCTGAATCCAAGCACGCCCAGCAGATAGACGAAGGCAAGCGCAACATGGCCGTCCAGAAGGCGCAGCACCTGGCAGATATTCAGCACATAGGCAAACAATACGGAAAGGTGATCAACAATGACCAGAATGCTATTACTTACCGCAATGCTGTTATTAAGCAGTTGCGCAACCAGCTCGCCGCAGATGATAGCAGTAGAGTGCGCCAAGATGATGCCGGACAATCTGCCGGAGAAAACAGCAACGGAGCCACTATTAGAATCGGCGAAGAATCAGCAGACTTCTACCGATCAGCCTACCTCGGACAAAGAGAGCACATTAAAACATTGAAGGAAGCCGGGGCAATATGCGCGGCTGATTACAATAGTTGCTATAAGTATGTGAAGAGTGAGCAGGGTAGGCTTGGAGTGGAAAAATAA